AGCTTATAAAAAAGCTGTTCCTGTTCGCTTTCGTCATTGCATTCAATAATTACTTCGTAGGTTTCGCCTACTTTATCAGAAAGATCATCCCGTTCTTTTTCTTCACGGGGTTCATCTTCTTCCGCATCTTCAAAGCCGAATACAGCCATATCAAAATCAAACAAATCATCCAGTTCCCCGGCAAGCAAATCAAAATCCCATTCTGCCTTTTCAGCCACTTTGTTATCAGCCAGCCGAAAAGCCTTGATTTGTTCTTCTGTCAGATCATCTGCCACAATACAGGGAACAGCGTCCAGTTTCAGCTTCTTTGCTGCTTTATATCTTGTATGCCCGGCCACAATAACACCTTCATTGTCAATAACAATAGGCACTTTGAAGCCAAACTGCTTGATGCTTTCGGCAACGTACTTGACAGCTTCATCATTCTTCCTAGGGTTTTTATCATACGGATGTATTTCATCCATACGCTTCATGATGATTTCCATATATCCTCCTTATACATTGACCATCTTTTCATGTTGTTCATTCTCCTTCCCCTGCCCCCACCAGCAGGAGAATAAATCCCGTGGGCCTTAATAAATAAAATGTTGGCGTATACGCCTGTCCCACACTCCTGTTTGCATGAAAAAAGGATGCAGCCAACTGGGCCACACCCTCTTATCATCGTATGTACTCCTTTGCAAAAATTAAGCCCCAGTGGCAAAGGAGAAACCACCGGGGCAGACGCAAGCTGTTTTGTGTAAATTTTTCACGATACCATTATATCTTGTCAAGAGGGGAATTAAAAGGGCCTGTAGGGGAATTAAGGGGGCTTGTTTTGCAAATAAAATAAAGCCGGGGGAAATTCCCCTGGCTTTCTGTTATTCTTCTTTCATTACCTTTTCAAACGCCTGTAATGCCCTGCCGTGCAGCCTTTTCACCCAACGGTATGTATAATTCATTTCAACGGCTATCTGTTCCAGCGAGTGATACAGCACATACCGTTTGTGCAAAATCTTATAGTATGTAGGGTTCTTCACCTTATCCAGCAAAGCCTTGGCTTCACGCTTCAGGTCAACAAACGTGTCTGTGTCACGGTTGATTTGTGTCAGCAGATCAGCCATCTTCGCCACGGTGTCACCAAGCTTGTCTTGGCTTCCGCTGGCAGTTACCACATCCCGTTTCAGTACAGGCGTAATCCTTGTTACCATAGCTTGTAGTTTTTCGTATTCTTCCAGCCCATAATTAATGCGGTCATCATAGTATTTAATTTTCAGCAAATATTCTTTTGCGTTACCCATCATATTTCCCTCCTTTACAGTTCCACAAGCCCCTGCATACGCCAGTTCTTTTTGCCATCTGGCCGCAGATTGAAGCAGAAACCATTTTCTTTGCTCATTTCCGCAATGCGTCCGGCAATGGCAGCATCTATTTCGTGTAGTTCAAACAGCGTCCGTTCGCTGCTGATAATGGTGATTTTGTCCGGATTATTGTACCTGGCATTGATGATTTCAAAAGCCCTGTGTACTTCCGCTGCCGTTGGGTCTTTCACACGGCCAAATTCATCCTTGCCATGCTTGAACAGGTCATCAATGTACAGCACATCAACGTTTTTCAGTTCGCCCATTTTTTCTTCATATGCAGCAGGATCATTCACCATAGCATTGATTTTCGGCAGCTCTTCAGGCCATACCATGTATTTAGCATCCCTGTTCTGCCGAATGAATTGCACCGTCATGGCAGCACAGATGTGCGTTTTCCCTGCCCCAGACTGCCCACCAATGAAGAAGCAGGTGTTGTCCCCTTGACAGAACCGTTGTGCTGTGTCCTTGATTTGGATGTGCCAATCTTCCGGGGTTTGATAATTGTCAAAGGTGTACTTCTTCACCACGTTGCCAAGGCCAGAACGGTTCAGCCGTGCCAGGGCATTCCTGGCTTTATGGCATTTGCACTTGGCCAGCACTTCGATACCGTAGCCGTAAATGGGGCTGTGTTCCAGCTTGGCCACCATGCCCTTGTTCTTGCAAATGGCACATTCATAGCCGTCCTTCAGGTGCAGATCACCTTCCGTTTCGTTGTAGCTGTCCACCTTGTACTGCTCATATTCTTCACGGCTCATAGGTGGTTCAGAACCAAGTGCCGACTTTACCTGTGATGGCATCAGGTTCATGATGTCCTGCATGGCTGTTCCCCCCTTTCACAGTGTCCTTTCTTGCCCAGTTGCGAATGGTAGCGTAATGGCTTTTATACCTTTTACCAGTGCTGGCAACATAGGAGGATAGGCGTTCAATACGTTCCTGCCAATCAGGGTATTCCGCTTTCAGCTTTTCCAGTTCATCATCAGTAAGCAGAACGTTTGCATATTCCCCATGTTTGTGCTTTACTGGTTTGGTAGACTTAGGGGAATTATGACCGTCATTGACGGGCATATCCTCTATATATTCTTTTTCTTCTTCTTTATCTTTATCTATTTCTTTATCTATATCTGTTGCGTTACTTTGCGTTACTGTAACGTTACCTGTAACGTTACCAGCAGCAAGCTTCTGTTTTTCCCTGTGCTTTGCCACCCGTTTCCTTGTTTGCTCACGGATAACAGCCAGACCATCAACAGCTTGCCATTTTTCCCAATGAGACAGGCAAATGATATTGTCCACTATTTCAACCATGCCAAACCGTTGAAATGTAGCAAGGCCAAGTCTGATAGTATTAATATCAATGCCAAACTGATCCGCAAGCATTTCTTCCGTAAAGGGAATTTCAGGTGTGAAGTACACCATGCCTTCATCGTTTGTTTCCCCGGCAAGACACATCAGAAATACCCACATCAATGCAATGGTGTCACCATCTGGCAGTCTGCGAATCTGCTTGATTTTTCGGTTATCCGGCAAGCCTGTTGCAAGCTTGATCCACTTAACATCTGCCACGTTTACACCTTCCCTTTCTTCGGTCTTTTTCTGTGCTTGCGCAATTCATCCGTCACAGGCGGTTTGCCAATTTGCTTTACCGTGCAATCTTTAGGCTTGTCCGTTCTGATCTTGTTTGTGATGCTCGTGTACATGCAATACCTTGTTTTGCTTGACCAGTCAAACCAGCCATAATACATACAGCCTTTGCAGGTCTTATCACTTACCAGCCATTCCTTTTCATTCTTCAAGGCGTTGCCCTCCTTTTACTTCCAAGGCCAATTCACCGTTCAAAACCTTTTCTTTCAACGTGCGGTATTCAGGCCCGGTCAGGTATTTTTTATAGAGTTGCAGTTTCTCTAACGCTTTCATTGTCAGTTCGTCCATTTTTGCGCACCTCCGTTTCCAGCCTGTAAAAGCTGGCACGCAGCCTTTCCATCTCATTGAAGGTGTCCCGGCGTAGCGTATCCATTTCACGGTATACATCTTCATAACGGCGTCTTTCGGCAATCCGATTCTGCACTTCTTCTTCCAAACGCTTTTTGCTAATAAACAACATTCATTATTCCTCCTTACCAGTAATCAGTTCTGCATAGGGCAGTTCTTCAATCCTTTGGCAGAATGTACGCCACTCGTCCAGCTTGTGGTTCTTCCGGCTGTTGTACATATTCCGCAGCACTTCATAATTCAGCATGACAGTGCGCTTCTGATTGTAACTGCTGGGCAAAAGTTGGATCATCTCGTGGAAATAGAATTGATCGTTGGTTTCAATGTAAGCAGTACGAGCAAAGTTCAGTTCGCCAATCACTTTTTTCATGATTTTCAAACCATCAGGTGACAGGTAATCGTGACTGAAATCATCCAGCGTTAATTCCTTGGCATGGATTTTGTGCATCGTGCTGCACGAATTGGCAACCGTACCAACCTTGTATGTATCAAATTCCTTCCACCAGTACAAGGGAGCAGAGATGTCCATGTATACGGTAATCATCCGCAGGAATTTGCCATGCACCGGGCCAGCGTCAGCCAGCTTCTTTGCAAGCGTCAAGTCGTTTTTGCCAAGGATGTATTTTGCAAATTCACCGTGGCAGTCGTACCAATCTTCACAACCTCTAAGGCATGGCTTGCGATCATGACAGCCATATTCGCTATCCGATTTGTCCCAGCTATTCATCGGGTTTCTCATACCACGGATAGCGTGTTCCCAGCCCATAACTTCCACATTGTCAATCTTAATCATGGTCATTACCTTCCTTTCAACCATTGATAGAAACAGGAACACAGAAACCCGATCAAAAAACACAAAAGCACTCGTTCGTTCATTGCTTGTATTCCTCCCAATCATCAATGCACCAGCTACACGGGCCGCAAAGCCTGCATCTCAAATCATCGTCCCATAACGGGCAACCTTTGCAAGTCCTCCTGCACAAGCACATCTTTTTGATGTCAGCCAGCAGCTTCCGGGTCTTTCTTGTTACTCTCATCTTCAATCCTCCAGCTTCCGTCCACACATAGGGCAGTAATCGGCATAATATACTTCACCTTCACCGTCATCAGCAAAGATGAATGCGACAACTTCCGTACCATCCTGGCAATACTTACAATGTTTTTTAGGCATCTTCGGCATCCTCCTTTGTAACCAGTTCGGTCAGGTATTCCAGCACATCAATTTTATTTTGCAGCGCATTCAGTTCTTCGGTTGTCACGCCGTGTCGGCACTCGGCATAGCCCAGATGGTTTCTTGCTCGTTTGATTTCCCGGTAAAGCCAATGCAGGGCTTTTTCACGCATCTTCCGCACCTCCGTCCTTCTTCGCCCTTTCAAACCACCTTCCGGCAATAAAACCGTGAAGCCACGCAAGCGCAAGGAAAATCACAGGCCAGATTATATCAGCCATCATTCCACCTCCATGCCCAGTTCATTTTCGTCCAGCGGTTCTTCCACATCAAAGCCAGTTGCGGCTTTCAGCATTTCAATCAGTTCAGTAGCACAAAGCGTATTGTTCAGGTTACGGATTGTCTGCACAGCAACGGCATGGATGCGCTTATGCCCAAAGCCGTGAAGCTGGTGCAAGGCCAGCAGCAGGGCGGCAAATGCGTTATTGTATGAATCACGCCTTACTTCTTCCCGTACTTTGTCAAGGCTATTGTCCACGGCCTGGGCAATGATTTTCTGCCCAATGCCATAGCGGCCTAATTCACGCCTGGTTTTCCTGTTCCAATTCTTCGCCATTGCTTTCATCCTCCAGCCTATAACGCTTAATCTGGCAAGGTTCGTCAAAACGGTTCTTTACGGTTTCAAACTCACTTCTGATGGGATAGCCATGCTTGCGCAAATCAGAAATTCTGGATGCCAGCCGCATCACGCCCAAATCACGCAATGCTTCAAGCTGTGTGATACTGCCAAATTCCTGCATATACTCAATGATGCGGTAATTCTGTGTCGGTCTGCTGTGTACTGACATCAAATATCCCCTTCCTTTCTGTGTAGGCTCTTTTCGGCTTCAAAGCCGTTCGGATAGCGTTCTTTCAGCTTTGCAATGTTCATCCGTGCGATTTCTTCCAGTTCCCAGCCGTTGGCAGTGCAAAATTCCGCAATGCCCCAAAGAATGTCACCCAGTTCCTTTTTGATATGTTCTTCCGTTGCCATATGGCCTTGGTAGGTTTTCTGGAAAATGCCGTGCAATTCGCCCACTTCGGCAGATAGCAGATGCAGGGCGTGTTGTTCGATGCCTGAACGGCCATATTTTCTGTTGATTGTCCGGCTGGCCTGTGCCTGGTATACGTTCATGTGCATTTGTCAAACCTCCCGTATTCTGATCCTGTGAATATGTAACATTAGCTTCCTTTTAATAATATACTCTGGCGTTCTTACACCCTTGGTGTCTTCCACCACATCCTTGCCGTTTTCCGTATAGACGAAATCGGCATAATAAGCGCACTCCTTTTCCACCACACGCTTGCCAGGTGTCAGTTCCTTGCCGTTTTTGCCGTAACGCTTGAAATGCTCATATTGCGTAGGGATTAGCAGGAATTTCACCTGCCGCTGAAGGTTGCGGATCAGCCCGGCCCTTTCCATCAGCCACAGTTCGCAGAAACGCTTGTATTCCTTCTGGCTGTCAAAGGTTTCCCCGTCCACGGTGATTTTTTTGCTGCGGTATTTGCTCATTTAGTTACCCCCATTCAAATATTCATCAAATGTACGGCACTTTGCAAAAATGAAGCGGTTATTTACCCAGCGTTGAAGCTTTCGGAGAATATGCCCCTTTGGAATGTGTTCCTTGTCATAGAGCATCACATAAGGGCTGTAGCCAAGATCACGCAGCGTGTAAATGCGCTCCAAATCTTCGTCGATGGAAGTGTCAAAGTTGCAAAGCACATACACGCCCAATTTCCTGTAATCTATGCCAGTGATGGTTTTGAACATTTCAAATTTGGGTAGAATAATACTTTTGTCCTGGTATCTGTCCCACGCAAAATGAAAGTTCTTGCTTTTGATCCGCTTCAGCATTTCGGCCTTTTCCTCTGTCATCAGCCTTATGTCCAAACCTTGGTTGATGTCAACCCACGCCTTGCTGTCAATCAACTGCTGCAATAGGTCTTTCCATTGTCTGCAAGCAAGGATATTCGGATCACAAAGCACGATATTTTTTTGACCACTCCAGAATTCCGAAAGATCGGCCACTTTCCGTGACATTCTTCCTTCCTTGGCTTCCACATGGCAAAAATCACATCCCCTGGGGCATCCCCTGGTAAGAAACCCGTATGCCGTATCTGTGATGCCATACAGGGAATAATCGGGGTATATATGCTCAATTTCTTTAGGCAACGGAATATCTTTTGTTTTGTCAAACACTTCCTTGCCATTTACAAGGCTGATACAATAACCGCTGCCGCCTTTTACAATTTCGTCTGCATCAACAAAATACTGATAATCAGGCGTGAAGCTGAATACTTTTGACATATACACTTTATCCACATGGCCTGTGAATAAAGGGTCATACCACTCGACAGCATCCCCCCTTTTCTTGTGATATGCTGATATTTTCATCAGTGGTATGTTGGGGAAATTATGACCATCAACATCAATCAACCCTATTTTCATTTCATCACCAATCCATATCGCTGCCATTTTCCGGCCCTGCGTTTGCCGGGGTGATTGATCTTGTCGTGGGAAAAGACGCTGTGCCAGGGCAGCTTCAGAAACCGAAGGGCTTCGTCAATCTCCCTTTGCCGCCGTCTGTCCTCACGAAATTCAGAACGGAAGGGGTTCATCATCAATCTCCACAAAGCCAGTATTCTGCTTAATCATGCTGCCCTGGGTAGGCTCATTCTGGATGGCTTCACGCTCCTGCTTCACATAAGCATCTTCCTTGGCATCTGCTTCAGAACGGGGAGAAAGAAATTCCACATCTTCAGCCATCACTTCCAGGCTGGCACGGGGCTTGCCATCGTTGCCCGTGTATGCACTGGCAGACACACTGCCAACAACAGCCACCTTGCGGCCTTTGGCAAGGTACATATGGCATACCTGACCAAGCTGCTGCCAAGCGGAAACACGGAAGAAATCAGCTTCCGGCTGTCCTGCCTGTGCGCTCTTGCGGCGGTTGACAGCCACGGTGAAGCTGCACACCGCTTTGCCGTTCTGGGTAGTCCTCATTTCAGGTTCGTTGGTTACGTTACCGATAATCGTCAATTTCTGCATTATGTATTTCCTCCTGTATCACTGTTTCAGTTATCGCTGCCATACAAAGCACCGTTTCCCGGTCTTTGCGTTTTTGATTGCAATGCCCATGATGCGCTTGTTTTCAATCGCAATTTTTTCAACAAAGAAGCTGTCGTAGCACTGCCACCTGTCACCGTTCTGCTTCAGGGCTGTACAATCTTCAGGCTTGATCCAGATGAAAGGTGCTGTGTACAGTTCACGGCCAATGCCCCAGTTGAAGCAAGCCCGTTTGAAGCTGTCGGAAGCAAGTCCCTTTTCCTTTTCGGTGTTGCTTTCCGTCCCGGTATCTTCCTTGCTGATCCACTGCTGTTTCTTTTCGTCCCAGATGGATACAATGCAGTTTGCGTTGTCCCTGGTGTGCTGACGCATCCAGTTGTAAGCACCCACGCTTTCGTCAAGGATATTCTGGTCACACCGGGCATCCTTATAAAGCAGAAGGGAAACGCCCGTTCCTTTTGCCTGGGCAACACGGCATTCAATTTCGTCTGCCCTCAAATCACGGAAAATGCACATTTGTTATTCCTCCTATCACTTAATCTGTGCGTTCTGGCGTTCTACCAACATACAGCCGCTGACAAGGTTGCCAGCCTTGATTGCTTCCTTGATAGCCGTTTTGTTGGGTGTGTAGGTGATTTTCTCCGTTTTCATTTCCAAGGGAATCAGGCTTTCGTCCGTGATTTCCACCGTTTCCGATTTGCGGAAGGTAACAGCACAACGCCAAGTGCTGAATTTCTGACCGTTCAGCGCATAAGCCAGCCAGTTCTTCAGCCCTTCAGCCTTTTTCATTGCCGCCTTCTCACGTTCGGCAAAGGCTTCTTTTTCGGCCTTGTATGCCTGGGCATCGGCAATCAGGTTTTTGAACCAGCAAGCAACGCTTTCAATCTTGTCATTGCGCTCCATTTCCAGGGCATCCAGCCGTTCGGCATCAACGATTTCGCCTGTTTCCATGTCCAGGCATTCCATGATGGCCTGGTCGATTTCGTAAAGCGTGGCCATTACTTCACCCCCAGTTCTTTGAGCAGAACACGCATCTGGATTTCCAGACGGTTCATGCCGTTTTCCAAGCGGTTAAGGGAATTGACAATGCCCTGGATGGATTGGTCATCAGCATACAAAGGCTTCTGGTCGTTGCAGGGGTAGGCGTTGGAAGTAGTCCTTTCGTGGATGACAAGCTGGTCAAATTCCATGCCAAGTACGGAACAAATCAGCTTTGCCTTGTTACGGGTTACTTGCCCACTTCGCCGGATACCGTGCCACCAATTATCGTTGTGACCCATGCTTTCACTGAATTTCCCTTTGGTTATGCCCTTCTTGGCGATAAACGCTTCAACCAGGGCAACGTCAATCTTTACCTTGTCAGTAGCTTTCATGTTTTTTCTCCTTTCAGCTTTTCCGAAGATTGCAGCAATCATCTTTGTTGTGATTGACTGCTTCTCTCCAAAAGTCATAATGTTCTGTCACATCTTCACACACTGAAACTTCATCAAAGCCCGTGATCTTTGCCAGGTATTCAATCTTCTTTTCAAGCGGCAGATGGTCATATCCGGCATGGTGTACCGTGTATTCCGTGTAATCCAGCGGAAGCCACTTCTTGATCCAGTGGTTCACCCGGAGGAATTCCACCTGAATTTTCCGGCACTGAATGCTGTTCAGCCGTGCAAAATCCACAAACTGCGGTACATAGGGGGAAAGCCTGATTCAAGCTTTTCAATCCGCTTTTCCACTTTGTCCAGGTCAGCCACGGCAGGTTCTTTTGCATCCCACAGCCCCCGGAAGTTAAGCAACGATTTTGCGTAGCAGTACGAACAATCGTGCTGGCATCCGCAGCCGTACAGGTCAAGCCTGGTGTTGTAATGGCATTTGCCGCCTTCATTGCCGCCCACCGTTTTGTAAAAAGATTTGAATTCCTTTTTCATGTTTCTGTACTCCTTTCTTATTTAGAGTGCAGAAACGCCTATCATCCCTGTTTGGTTAGATACCTTTGAGCATCCTGCGGAATTTGGCTTCTTCCTTGATCTTGTGGCAAAGCTGGGTTGTCCCCTCAATCAGTGCCGTGGGGATCACCAGCAGTGCCATGATACCCACCATTGCGAAAATTCCCATGTCAACCTTCCTTTCTTGCTTTCATCATTTCCTTGCCGAATTGCACAAGCGCATTCTTTACAACGGCTTCCCTTTTCTTCCGTTCTTCGGCTGTCAGGATCGGACGATATACCACAATTTCCACATCACCGAAAACGTGGGTTGTCGTGGTCATGCCGCTTGTGTTTTCAGTCATGCTTTCTTCTCCCTTCATCTGTCAGATGTATTCCCATCTGTATCCGTGTGCGGTTTTTACCTTTCCTGTAATGCATCTGCTAATACCAGCGTTGTACTCAACGCCGCAGAACGCCATTGCTTCTCTGACACTATCAAAAGTCCTGACAAATTCGCCGTACTTTGTATAGGCCGCAATGTGTGTGGTCTTGTGCAATCCATTTCTGTATGCGTGGAGCATATTCGTGCTTCTGTCCGTCCATTCAAGGTTGCTGGCGGCATTATTTCGCTTGTTTCCATCCTTGTGATTAACTTCACATGTTCCGGCAGGCTTATTGATGAAAGCGGTTGCTACAAGCCTGTGAACATATCGCATGTTTGGCTTGCCGTCACGAAAAAGGTTTACTTGGCAATAACCTGTTATTGGGTTTATGCTCGGCTTTAGATTTTTTCCGTACTTGTTAATCACAAAGCCATCATCGGATACGAAATACCGTCCGCTAAATTCGGGGATTTCCTTTACCACACCACACCTCCGATTCGCTTAAAGGGGATTATTAGGCAAAAAATTAAGCTGGTCATACGGCACACCATACAGTTCACAGATCACGGGAATTTTGTTAGCCGGGGGCGATGTGATGCCGTTTTCCCAACTGCCAAGGGTTTTATTGCTCACACCAATAGCCTTAGCTGCTGTTTTTTGAGCAAGGTTTGCATTGACCCTTGCAGCCTTCAAAGTAAACTTAACCATTTCTTTCACTCCTTCCTAATCCCCTTAAAGGGGATTTCTAATACTAGTATACAAGTTTATGCGCAAATGTCAACCCCTAAAAGGGAATTTTTTTAAAAAAATATTTACTTTTGGGGGGATTTGGTGTACTATATAAAAGAAGAAAAGGGGGTGAAAAAATGACCAGTATAGGAAATACAGCGATTTTTGCGAAGAACCTGTCTTACTACATAGAACGGTCAGGAAAAACGCAAAAGGAAATTGCATTAGCGTTGAATGTTGCTACTTCTACTTTTAATAACTGGGTAAAAGGTAATAAATATCCCCGGATGGATAAAGTGGAAATGTTGGCAAATTACTTTGGTATTCTGAAAAGCGATCTAATAGAAGAAAAACTTACGGAAGAAAAGAAAAAAGACAACGATCTCATGGCAGATGTCGTTGTCCGAATGCGGATGGATGAGGATTTTCGTAATTTTGTTTTTATTTCTATGTCTGTGGATTCTGAAAAACTCAAAAACGTTGCACAACTGTTAAGCGCTTTTGATAAGTAACGTGTTGATAAAGTCCAGCAAAGGAATGTCGTTGCATTCTTGCAGCTTCAGATAGATTTGATGAATTAGCTGCTCTTTGGTAATTGTGTCATTGATTGCAGTTTCATTTGTCACTTCTTTTCAATCCTTTCCTGTACCAATACAAACGGGTGTTCTCGTAAGCTATATTACAAAAGCTTTTTGAGAATTGCAAGTCTATTTGCAAAACTGGTAATATTTCACCAGTGAATGTCAGTCAAAAGGAATGGGAGCGCCGCAGCACCACCTGTACACCCCCATTCCCCAGGGATGATAGGTCATTTCTGACCCATCGTCATGATACCACTTGCAAAGTGGAAAAAACAGACAAAAATACATGAATTTTACTGCAAAATGTTTTGAATAAAAAAACAGTAATTTGCGGATTTACAGCAAAGTAGTAGAAGTATTGGAGGGTATACCTATGAAGAATAAAGTTGCCATTGCGTCCAAACCGTACAATCGATGCCTTTCCTGCCCCCATCGTCAAGAACGCTGTGACGGGCCACGCACTTCCGCTATGGCACTGCAACGCTGGTGTGAATTTATGCGAGATATGAAGGAAGCTAACGGCCTTACTAATCAGGAAATCGCTGATAAAACAGGCGTTTCCATCCGCACCATTGACCGCCTGATGGCGATGAATTGTGAAAATGACATCATGCGTGAAACGGCACGATTGATAGAAGATGCAATCATCGGTTCTTCCAACCAATACCCTTGTTATCTGGCATTTGAAGAAGAAAACATGCCTGAAGCACAGAAGCTAAGTGATGCCATGCGTGAATTGGAGCGTTTGCTGACTGATAACCAAGATTACCGGGCTGCACTGGATAATATCCATACGTCCTACAAGGCCGAAATGGATGCCATCCGTGCATCATACCGGGCCGAAATAGATGCTGTTCGTGCTGATTGGCAGAAAAATGTGGATTACTTGAAAGATCAGCTAAACAAGCAAGAACAGGAAGCACAGAAAAAGAATGATAATTTGAATGAACAAATTGCCAGGCTCCAAAGGGATAATGATTATCTTTGGGCAGAAAACAACCGCAAATCCAAAGTGATAGATAGTTTCATCGATGATGTTTTTAAGAATAAAACAGAATAACCGCAAAGGGGAATAACACATGACAATACTAACAAATGACGAATATATAATGTATCTGCGGAAAAGCCGTGCAGATAATCCGCATGAAACAGTGGAAGAAGTGCTGGAAAAGCACGAAACTATCTTGCAAGAAATGGCCGAAAGAGATTTAGGGGGACGCATCCCGGAACATTGCATATACAGGGAAGTGGTTTCCGGCGAAACAATAGATGAACGACCTGAAATGCTGGCTGTACTGGCTCAGATTGAAAATCCACGCCTGAAGGGTGTGCTGGTAGTTGAGCCACAGCGTTTATCCCGTGGTGATTTGGAGGATTGCGGCAAAGTAGTCAATGCGTTTCGCTATTCAAAAACGGAAATCATCACACCCACCATGCCGTATGATCTTACTAACAAAATGCAGCGCAAATTCTTTGAGCAGGAATTGATGCGTGGGAATGATTATCTGGAATACACAAAAGAAATCCTGCTTCGTGGCCGTATCGCAGCCGTGAAACGTGGTTGCTATATCGGCAACATACCGCCATTTGGTTTTAACAAAATCATTGATGCCGATGGTGATAGCACCCTTGAACCGAACGAATATGCCGATGCTGTACTGATGGCATATGAAATGTATGTAAATGAGGGGAAAACCTATTTGCAGATTGCAAGGCATTTTGACAAGCTGGGTATAAAGCCGTACAGAAGCAAGGTGTGGGAAAAGTGTTCCATCCGGGCTATGCTGAAGAATAAACACTACATTGGCATGGTTGTGTTTGGTTCACACAAAACAGAAAAATCGGTTGTCAATGGTGAAATCGTTGCTCGTTCCGTTCGGCAGTCGGAAGATGAAATGATTGTTGCCAAAGGAAAACACAACGGCATTGTGCCGCTTGAATTGTTTGACGCAGCACAAAACAAGATGAACCGTAACCCACGCCGGAAGCTGGATCAACCGCTTGTCAATCCGTTGGCTGGTCTGTGTTATTGTGGCAAGTGCGGAAAGACCATGGCACAGCACCCATACCCACACGCAAAAACACGCATTGAGTGCCGAAACCGTGGGGGATGTAATGCCAATTCCACTTATCTTGACGATGTAGTGAACGCCGTTGCTTTTGCCCTGGAGCATGAACAACTTCCAGAATTGGAAGCCAAGCTGCACAACGATGAAGGCAAGGCCGCAACCATCCAGAAAAAGCAGTTGGAAAAGATGGGCATGGAATTGGAAGAATTATATGCCAAGGAAGAACGCCAGCACGATTTCTTGGAAAGCGGCACATACACGGAAGAAGTATTTCTGAAACGAAACAAGGCCGTACAAGCCCAGATTGAAGAATTGAAATCGAAGATATATGAAGCAAAACAGAATATACCTAAGGAAATCAATTATGAAGATAAAATCATCAAACTAAAAAAAGCCGTTGAAGGCTTGCGTGATGATAGCTTGACACCAGAAGCAAAGAATGTGCTTCTAAAGGCCATCGTTGACCGTATTGATTATGATTTTATTGAACGATACGGAAAAGGAAAAGTGCGGTTCAGGCTGCGTGTTAAACTGCTTTTATAAGCCATACGACAAGGGGGAACGGGGCTTGTTATTTTTTATGCCACACATGTACAAGATGGGTAAGTGTGTTCATACACTTACCTATGATGTACATATAGACAGACCAGTGCCACGCCCGGATTATAGCACAGGTTGTAAGAAAAAGGAATACAGAGGAAGCAAAAAAGGCTGGGGAATTATTCCTCGGCCTTTTCCTTTTTTCTTTGAAAATAATATTCCAGTTCCATTTTTATAAGTGCATCGTCAAAGTCAACATAATAACCATTCATGAAAAGTAAAATACCTTTTTGATAAAGTGTTTCAAGAATTTCTTTCAGTTTGTTCAAGTTGCGGGAAATGTGATCGAATCCAAGCACATAGAAAGAATCACCGGGCTGCATACGGTTCAAAAGGTCAGAAAGCAATTCGTGGTTTCCGTTGTCAACAATAACTTCTTCCACGCCCTGTTTCATCAGGTAATTGCAATAGTAAGATGTTGCCGCTGTCCTTTTATGTACATATCCAACCTTCATATTCATTCCCCTTTCTGCTGTTCTCGTGATTTTATAATACATTCTTTGCTTGAATTGTCAACCCTTTTTCAGAAAATTACAAACATTCTTACATAAAAAAAGAACCGTGGATTATACCCTGGTTTTTTATGTATTGACAAAATTCGGTAATAGTGGTATTTATCACATGAAAGGTGATGTGTCAAATGAAAAAATCTTCACGTGGCGTAATGATAATCGTAATTCTTTTTGTGCTTCTTCTCGGTTCGTGTTCTTCAAATAAAACCGAAACGAATATTTCACAAAAACAGGCAATGGTGACGTTGAAACCAACTGCAACCGCAGCAAAAGAAATATCTCCATTTGAAGTGCATTTCATTGATGTCGGCCAGGGTGACGCTGCGCTTGTTCTTTGTGACGGAAAAGCCATGCTGATTGACGGCGGCGGCAGTTCTTCTTCAAGCCTGATTTATTCATACTTGAAAAAGCACAGTGTTTCACATCTGGATTATATAGTTGCTTCACATCCGCACGATGACCATGTTGGTGGTCTTTCTGGTGCGCTCAATTATGCCACGGTATCAACAGCCTTGTCACCTGTTGCATCGTATGACAGCGAAAATTTTAATTCTTTCGTGAAGTATTTGAATAAGCAAGGCAAAAGCATTACTGTTCCGAAACCGGGCGATACTTTCGCTTTGGGCAGTGCTTCAATTGAAGTGATTGGCCCTTTGAAAAACAGACAGGAAACCAATAATAATTCGCTGATCCTCCGCATCGTTTACGGTGACACATCGTTCATGTTTACAGGCGATGCTGAAAAAGAAGAAGAAGCTGACATTATTGCCGCCAATATACCAATAAAAAGTACAGTATTAAAAGTGGCTCACCACGGAAGCGGTACTTCCAGTACACAGCAGTTCATCAACAAGGTACAGGCCACATACGCTGTCATTTCTTCAGGTGAAGATAATCTGTATGAACATCCTATTGGCGAAACATTAGATACTTTGTACAATGCGCATGTAATCAAGCTATACAGAACCGATGTACAAGGCACTATCATTTGCAAAAGCAACGGTGAAGATTTGTCCTTCGATGTTGAAAGAAACAAATATGCCAATACATATGCCAAGCCGACACCAAAGCCCACAGCAACACCTAAACCTTCAGCGGCAAATTCTGCAAGCACAACGGCAGTTGTGAAAAACGAAAAACAATATGTGTTGAATACAAGCACAAAGAAATTCCACTATTCAACGTGCAGCAGCGTTAAGAAAATGAAAGAAAAGAACAAAAAGATTTTCACAGGCACAAGGGATGAAGTCATCAACAAAGGTTATAAACCGTGCGGAAATTGCCATCCATAATCAAACAAGGAGGTAACGCTATCCATGCCCGAACGCAACATTGAACGCCAAATGTACATATACAATGCACGGAAGAATGAAAAACGCACATTTGCTGATATAGGCCGTGAATTGGGTATAACAGGCACTCGGGTTTCCCAGATATACAGGCGTTATGACTGGGAAAAGAATAGATACCAGGCAGATCATCACATGAAACGAAATAGAAGAAAAGGAGATGGCATCGTGGGAACGAAAAATCAAACCGAAGAATTTTGCAAGTGTAAGAACAGCAGTAGCACATTCACCCTGCTGTGTGAATTTGGCTATTGGGATGCTTGCTGTGATTGTGGCAAACCGTTTGAAGATGGCTATCATCCTTACGATGAAGAAATGGACATTGATGAATAATAAACAAAAAAGGCCGGGGATTATTCCCCGGCTTTATTACTGTGCAGATATTCAATTTTGTCCTTGATGCCCTTGATTTGTTCTTCCACCACGGGCATACGCTTTGCAAAGTTGTTATGCTCCCTGACTTCCCTTGTCAGTTCCTCCAGCTTGCAGTCAGTAATCGCTTGGGCTGTTTGTATTTTCTGCTCAACCTTTTTATTGCTCTGGGTGTTGGTAATGATAACCCCCAGCAAAGTCAATACCCCGGTGATTACTGCTACAATGATCTCAACCATTTTTAATCATCCCTTCGTTATTTTTATTCTTTGTATCCGATTGCTACCCAACCAACAGAAGTATTGGTTGTGCCATTCCTGGTCACATAGGCATCAAATCCTGATGCCGTGATGTTTGCGGATGCACAGCCTGAAACGCTTGTGCCAGGAACAGTTGTAATGGCAGTTGTAAGCACCATTGGAATAGATGTGTAAGCAACGGCAAACTTGACAGCCTTGGCGGTTGGTGTGTCCTTTACAGGTGTGATAGTTTCAACGCCCCATTGGAGCAGAAGCCCATTGGAAAAATGCACACGGCCTGTCCTGCTGCCATGTGTCACGCCGCCAGAAGTGATATATTCATCACCGCCGTTTGCCCTTGTTACCTTGACATTGGCATCAAAGACAAGGTTCTGTGTGCTTGTGAGATACCGCCAAATGCCGTGCGAACGTGCCGTGTCCCAGCAGCCAATGGAAGTTACACTGTTGCCGCTTGCACCGTACAGCTTGCAGTTATGTACATTCGGTGCATCTTCTGTTGTCTGAAAGTAAATGTCTTTTTCCTCATTGGACTTCTGGACGCCGCCCATATATACATACTGGTGGACGCTCAAAGGCATATCAATTTCCATCCCGTTGTCAACTTCGGAAACCTTGCCAAATGCCAGCCCTTTGCCGCTGGCATTATAGTCAACCAGGGTGAATGCCGTAGCAATTTCGGAAAGGGCTATTGTAGTGCCGAAGAAATCCTTTACAGACAGCCGCAGATCATACGATGCATCCGGGCTGGCATTGATATTCAGCATCATATTGCTGTCATAGGAATACACGCTGCCAGTTGCCGCCTGTGTCCATGCATCCGTTCCCTTTTGCCTGTATTCAACGGTATAGCTTTTTGAGTTCTTGTCATTCACGGCAGAAACAGCGAATTTGATACGGGCCAAGGCCCTTGTGCCGTTATCATCAGCAGTACCCAGGTTATTTGCCCGGATGGCTGTAAACGTGTTTATTTTCGGTGCAGCATAGGCAATCACAGTGATGGTTCTTGTGGTGCTGGCCGTTCTTCCTCGGCTGTCCGTCACAGTGATTGTTACCGTCCTGTTCCCGGCTGTGTTCAATACGCCTGTTGTGGGTGCTGAACCAGTATAGGTTTTGCCATCCAGAACCGTCTTGTATGCCTTGATGGTTGAGCCATACACGCCAGCAGCCGTTGTGGTAATCTTCACCCGTGATTTGCTCTGGACAAAACCGCCAAACTGTGCATTGATACCAGATACCGTTTCTGCAATGCTTACTGCTGAAATGGTAGGCACAACGGATGCCGGGACAGTGACGGTAAAATTCTTGCTCACGGCAGAACCGATTTTTGTACTGCCTGAATATGTTGTCACTGTCACCTTTGCCGTGCCGCTTGTGGCGTGTGGCATGGCATTGATCCAGCTTGTGGGTATTGCGTAGCTTGTTGATGTTCCAACATCATTCGTGGTTTTTGAATAGCTGCCAAAGCTGAATACAACCGTGTGCGTAAAGCTGCTTGATTTCCGGGAAATATCCACCTTGCAAGTGTTTGTTCCGTTGATGCTCACGGACGAAGTAACGCTGGAAATGCTGCTTGCCCTGGCAATGGTGTTGAATGTACCGTTGCCGGATGCTGTGACATTGCCGTAATATGTACCAGACAACGTAACATTGATGCCAGCCGTTGCGGAAAAAGCACATGTTTTTGTGCCGTCCGAATTGTGGGAAACCGTCACCGTCTTTGTGTATATGGTTTTTGTCTGATTGCCGGAAAGCGCAGCCGTAAAAGAAAACGTGTACTTTGTGCCGTTGATGGTCAAACTGCCGCTTTTGCTTGCGCTGCTGTTGATGGTGTAGCTGCTCCCGGTGGAAACCAACTGCACCTTTGCTGTAACGGAAGAAGTATTGTTTGCAACGGATTGACTGCCCACTGTCCATGCAATCTGCAATCGGTATCCTGTTCTGATGGCCTGTTGAATAGTACCTGATGCTGCCATTATTTCTGCCCTCCTTACTGAAGGTCAGAAATGCCTATCATCCATTTAGATTTTTTTGAAAGAAAGATTGCCGTTTGCCCTGGGCATGAATGCAAAACTGCCAAGCTGCAAGCTGTGTAAGAATTGCGCATCTGTGACAAATAGCTTTCTATCCGAAAAATAAGCCACTTCTGCACCGTCCTGCTGAAAGCTGATTCTGTCATTGGCAATCTGCAATTCCAGTTCATTGCCCACTTCGCCAAGCAAGATTTTGCCGTCCACAAAACGGATGTACTTTTTGATTTCTTCAAACTCTGCATCCGTGCCGTTTGCCAGCGCTTCTATGTCCTGGCTAAACTGCGTGAATTGCACATCAAAGCTATTCTTGGTCAGTGTCAATTCGGTGCTGACAGACGATACCAGGGCTTCCGCATCCTCTTTCAAGGTGTAGTTTTCGGCAACAGAAGCTGTGATGTTTTCTGCCGATGTGCTGATGCTGGCAAGAAGGTTTTGTTCAACGTTATAGACGGCTTCTGAAGCTGCCTGTGCCGTTTTTTCCATTGCCCGTACAAGTTCCCCTTGCCCCTTTGAAACGCCCGTCATAGCGGCCGAAAATGCCGCTATCGTCTTGCCAAGCGTCAGCTTGTTTGCAATGGGGTTCAGCAAATCAATTTTCAGCTTGCTTACCACAAACCGCTGATCCAGGGCATGGGGACGGCTTAACACTTGCACCTGTGTAGCCAGGTGGAAGGATGCCACATCCAGCCCCACTGTGGACAAATCAGCAGCCGAAAGGTCAATGGTTTCCCACTGGCTGACATAATCGGCAAGTTGTGCTTGCCCCTTCAGCTTCAGTTCCATTGCATCGGCAATATCGTCAAAAATAACGGATTTGACAATCACGCCATATTGTGATACAGCCGCTTCATCCTGCACAAAGTCCGCACCGCCGTTCACGCTTTCGATGGTGAGCCGCTTCCCGGTGTCGTTGCCTTCTTCATCCTTCAATTTTGCACCCAGGGGAATGACAACAGTTGCAATGTCAGCCCCTTTGCGTATACGGTTCAGGTCAAGAAGGTTCTTTCCAAACTCAATCTTCTGTGGTGCAAGAAGCGTGATTTCAGAAAGATAATCCATGTAAGCCACACCGTCCACATAACGTGTCATGAGATAGCCGCCCAAAGGCTCAATAAGCGCCTTCTCCAGCGTTTCTTTTGTGGTGGTGTAATCTTCCCTATCCACGGTCAAAAAGCCGTCAACGGTCACATTCCCCAGCGCAAAACGCTTGCTTTCATCCACCTGGGCATTATGCAATTCCAACACATAGGCCAGCACTTCCGCAGGTGTGCCGGAAAAGGAAAACGGACGAAGGATGCTGTCAAGTAAAAAAGCCATATCCCCTTCGCAGGATATGAACCTATCATTATGCCAGCCTATCTTTTCGTCCAACGCCCTGCCACGGAACAGCAAATAATCATCCTGATACACACGGATAATGCTTTTCATACGCTGTATCTGGCTGTAATAGGGATGGTCTTTGTGCAAGTGCAAATCAAAGCTGCCTGTTTTGTTCAGTTCCAGTTCAACAGATGCACCCAGGATTTTCAGGTTTTCAAGGTTGGAATGATACAGCAGGGTGTTGTCACAGTAGATTTTGTACACCATCAAAGATCACCTTCTTGCCATTCAAAAGCAATGTTGCCCGTGCCTGTTACGGTAACATTGTTCACGCCCTCCATCAGTTCCAGTTCCGGCAGGGTGTAAGAACCGCTGCCCAAATCCCAGATGAAATTATCATTGTAGACAATGCGCAAGCTGCCAGCCGTTTCAATGGTCACTTCCGGCACAGCACGTTTCCTGCCATTTGTCAAGGTGACTGTTTCCGTGCCGTCAATGGCCTGTGTTACCACGGTTTTTGCAATCTTGTATTTGTACGGCTCACAATCACATTCCACCGTCACAAAGCCAGCCCCTTTATCATTCGTAAAGGCCGAAACGGAACAGCGCCCCAGGTAAAAGAAAGAAGGATCACCGTCAATGATGATCCTTCCCTTTTTGCCGTGGATAGCGTTTTTGATGGTACTAAACAGCGTCAGGTATTCCGTTCGTCTGGCAAGTGTGGCAAATTCAAACTTGTGCTTGACATTTTCGTATTTTGCCCCACCAAAGTAATCTGTCATATCCAGATCACCGTCAGCACCGGGAATGGCAATCTTTTGCACCTTGATTGCAGGTGATCCGATTTCTTTTGATTGCAGCAGCAAGCCGAAATCACGGTAAGAATGGTATTGCCCAAAGGTTATGCCGTTCGTATATCATACCCCCTTTACTTCAAGCCAAATTTTTGCATGATAGAAGTAAACACCTTGTTCAGCCCCTCAAAGGCTCGTTCCAATTCTTCAATGCGTTCCCTGTCCGTGGGCTGTACGGGCTGGGCTTGCACATCGGCTTCCATGTCTTTCTTTATGCGCTCTTTGATTTTGCCGTTTTTCAGTTCATAACGGTAAACGCCGTTTTCATCCGTCAGCGGCAAATCCAAATAATTGCCCTGGGCATGGTGGAATTTATCCCCATGCCCTTCAGCAATCTTCTGCCAACCGTCCAGGGAAGAAAGGAAAGCGTCACTGTTAATGCCGATCACACGGCCTGTTTCGTCCGTTTTCACATATACGGAAATAGGCTTGTTTTCATGTTCCATTGTTCATTCCTCCTTACAGGTCAGCAGTCATCGTCAGAACAGAGCCACTATTGAACGTAACGCAAATCGGCGTATTATTGGTAAGATCAGCCCACGCAGTCCCATCGGTTTTCTTGATTTCAATGCCCATCCTGCCGCCATCTGAAGAACGAACCGTAAATACAGGATTTTCGTATGGTGCGCTATAAGTGGCATCACTTGAATACCCGCTTACCCCTCGCACCGTGACTGTGCCGGAAAAAGAGATGGTCGGCGCAGTCAGACGCATCTTTGTCCCTGTTTCGAGTGCTACAATCAGCGATTTACCAGAATCAGTAATCATCCCATTCATAAGGGTGTTGTACCCGGCAGCACCTGAAGCTTTGAGAATGTAAAAGTATCGCATGCATTCCGCAAGTTCGGCTGCATAGCCTTTGGGCATATAAGGCGGCAGGGTTTCTGCCGTGTATTCACCTTCATACAGCGATACCCATTTCAGGGTGACATTATCGCCAACGGTAACGCTGGTAGCATAGGCGTACACACCAACACGGATGTACACCGTGCCGCTGGGTACGGTCAAGGAAGTAACATTCAGGCCAGCGGCAATTTTCTGGCTTGCGTGTTCAATTTCGGTGTCGCTGCTGTTGCGGCAGGAGATCAGCAGATACAACGCACCAGTGATAGCAGCGGCATTACAAGCGGCTGTGATGCTCTTGCCCACCAATTCAGCACCGTTGTCAATAATCTGGTGTAGATGCCAGCCGCCCGTGGTACTTGCCACGGTGTTTGTCACGCCACCTGCAAGCACTTCCACCGTATCGCCGGAAAAGTTAGTACGCCATCTGTCAATGCCGTATCCTGTGCCTGTGTAAGATGTTTTACCACGCTGATTGATAGGCCGCAGAAAATAGCTGTTATCCAGCAAGTTATAAGCCGCCCTGCCCCTGTATGCCGCCAGAATTCCTGCTTCCGTTTTGTCAAAGCCCTCATTGATAAGCGCAATATTAAACGGGTCTGTGGGGTCATGTTTGGGGATTTGCAAATGTTCCGTGTATGTGGTTGCCATTATTCACCCTCCTTATAGTTCTGCCAGAAGGCCATCCACCGCTTTTTCAAGGTTGTTGATGGCTGTTCCCAGCGCAGAATAAGATACAATTTTGATCTGTTCGATGGATGCCTGTGCCTGGCTCAATTTGGTTTTCCGTGCCTGTGCTGCGTTTTCAGCGGCGACAAAAACTCTTGACGCACCATAAGGGAGGGCATTCACGCCCTCCCATGTGTACGCCGAAAGTTCTGCACAGGTGTAGCCGATAAGCCTTCCGCATTGGTTGGTTGTCATTGCGCTCATGTTCATTCACCCTTTGCAAGTGCAATTTCCACCTTGCCACCAGGCAAGCGGATGATCCTGGTAATGGCGGTAAAACCGTTATAGGTAATATCACCTTCGTTTTCGCTTTTCCGCTCAATCACTGCTGCACCTGACCAATCGGCTACAATATCAGAAAAGTGCCGATTGTCTGAATAGCGGAACATCAGTTCACCCGTATTCCCCATCAGCCACATCCAGTCAACCGGGAACGTTTTCCCCTTCACCGTTGCCGTCATTCTCGCTCACTTCCTTTTTTACGTTGTCGCAAACCGCAATCACTTTATCCAGCAGATAGTGACAAGTGTTCAGGTTGCGGCAGTTTTCCTTCGTGGCCTTTACTTCCAGATTTTCAAGCGCCGTTTTCACGGCAAGCATTGTGTGTTTCAGTTGTTCCATTGCATCTTCCCCCTTATGCATTTACATTGCGCAGCACTTCAAGCGTTGTAGTTCCGCCGCCGCTAAGACTTACGTTTGTTACAATGTCAAGTTCTGCGACTGATCCGTCCTCAAGTCTGACTTTCAAATACCGCTTGCTTTGGCTCAAATTAACGGCACTGGTGACAAAGGTTTGCCGTCTCCATCCGACCGTTTTGCCGCCAAGGCGCATTGCCTTTATGTCAGCCATAATGGATGCATCCAGGTTTTCAGCCCTGATCCAGCTTGCAGTGGTAATGCCAGCGGTAAGGTTGCTGATTTGGGCATTGAGTGCCGCCAATTCCGATGCCGTAACATACCCTTCCAGATTGATTTTCTGTGCGTTGATTTTGACGGCTTCGGCAGTCTGGTTGATTTCGCTGATGATTTCACCTTTTGCAACTTTGGAATTGATGCTGTCAGCCATCACCTCAAAGCTTGCGTTTGTGTCGTTCCGCAGGTCTGTCACTTCGCTCGTAATACGGTCTGACAGCACTTCAAAGCTTGCACTGGTTTCTTTCTGGATGTCAGACACCTTCTGCGTGATGCGGTTTGCTTGAATAACCAAGGATGCAGAAGCATCATTCCCATTCGTCACGCTTGCGCTGATTTCATCAATCCTCGTTTTGAGGGAAGCCAATTCCACACCCTGAGTGGCAATGGTGTTTGTCAAACCATCTGCCGTGAGGGCCAAAGAAGCCACCCGGTTATCGGCGGTTTGCACCTTGGCAGTGACAGCATCGGAAGTGACTACCAGCGAACCAATATCGCCTTCCACATCCTTCATGGTTGCGCTGATCTGGTCATTGACGGTTTTTAATTCCGCAAGGGTAATGCCCTGCTCCATGATGGTGCTTCGAAAGCCGTCTGCCGTGTTTGACAGCGTGACGATTTTGCCGTCAACCGTTGTCACCGTGGATTGCAGCCCACGCACTTCATTGGTCAGTTCGGAAACGTTGCCGTCTGCATCCGTAACCCAATTGTCAAGGCCCTCAATGGTCAAGGCCAGTTCGGACATCACCTCGTCACCCTGCTGGATTTGCCCACGGATGCCTTCCACGTTAATCAGCATTTCAGACCGTACACTAACAACCTGCCCGGTCACCGTGTCAATATCCTGCTGGTGAGCAGATAGCTTGACAAGCGGCACAACGCCATTCAAATCAATGTCAGCACCCGTGGAATTGCCGTTCATCAGGTTAATTGCACCCGTGGTAAGCTGCAATTGTGCCTTTGCATCATCTTCAAAGATGTCTGCCCAGGTGTTCCATTCCTTGATTTCATCTTCAATGGTTTTAGGGCTACCGCCGCCACCGCCGCCCAGCTTCTTTTTTGCCAGCACGGCATTGTCGGTCAAGGTTTCGGCTTGTTTGCTGAAGGTGTATTCTGTGTTTTCAGGGTTCAGAAGATCAACTTGCATTTGGTAACAGATAATGGTTCTGTCCAAACCATGAGGATTTGACACAATACGCACCATATCACCAATGCCAATGCGCTGCGCACCGTTTACAAAGTGCATGTCCACGGCCTTGATAGTCAACGTGGTTTCTTCCGTAATGCCTGTTGCCAAGTATTCGTTCGCCACCGTCAGCAGTTCGGCAGCATCTTCAATATAGCCCCATGTTTTCGTTTTCCAGATGCGGCCATACTTTGCAACAGCGTTGGTATCTTCGATGTATTCCAGCCCATTGTTTACGCTGGCAACGGTCAAGGGATTATTTTCCTTGTCATTCGCCCCCAGCGGCAGCAGCACCGTGAACACTTCGTTGGCACTGATATTCCGTGTCAAGTCAAGCAAATTCACGCCAAATTCAATTGGCTGGGTGTTGATGTCCGTTTCTGAAAGGTAATCCAGATACCGTTTGCCGCCCTCACGCCGGATGCGGAAATACCCACCATAAGCGCCCAGCATCCGGGTGTTCAACACATTCAGGGTGTCCGTGTAATAGCCCATATCCACCTGGGCTTTGCGGTCTGCCCGGAAGGCCGTGATTGTGCCAAGGTAAAACCGTTTTTCTTCATCCACTGCGCTGTTATGGTTGTCAAGGATTTGCTGAAGCAATTCCATTGCCGTGCCGTCAAATTCGCCTGGCGGCTGCAAGCTGTCCAGGAAGTAACACAGTTCGCCTTCGCAATACACCGTTTTCTGATTGTAGATATCCACTTCATCATTCATCACACGGCCACGGAAGATTTCTTCACCGTCCTGCTCCACTACCACCACGCTTTTCAGCTTTTCAATGTTGTCATACAGCACATGCCCAGGCGGCATGACAAAAGAAAATGAGCCGGATTTGTTGACTTCCAGGCTCAAGGATGGGTTCAATATGATATTCTGTTCTGTGGCTTCCTGGGCTGTACTGTATAGCAGATTTCCGTCAATATATGCGTTATACATTACAGCCGCCTCCCACTGCCGTACAGTTCATATTTGTAGGGTTCAACCGTGGCCGTGATTTCAAAGGTCATAGCCCCTTTATCACTTGACGGATCACCCACACGCACACGGCCCAGCCAGTAATAATCCGGGTCATTGTCCAGCACAATTTGCATCCGTTTTCCGTGAATAGCGTTCATGACATCGGAATAGATTTCCGGCCACCGGGAACGGCTTGCCATTGTCAGAAACTCGCACTTGATTTCACGGGGGCTGTAATGCACCTTGCCCGTCAATGCTTCCGTCAGGTCAAGCACAAGGTCTGTTCCCGGCACTTCCACCAGCTTTTCCTTGGGTTTCGGCTGGGTGATAACGGGCTGGCTTTTCAGTATCAGCCCCCATGCATTGTAACTGTGGTATGTGTCAAATGTTACGCCTTGCATTCTTTATCCCCTCGCTTTCTGGGCAACGATTCTGCCAAGATGCCTGTCCATCTTGCCGCCAATCTGACCAACAAGCACACCGCTATCCAATACGATTGCCTGTCCGTTGCCCTGATTTGCCACCATTTGCTGCATAAGCGAAACAAGATTGCCCATCATGCTTTCCAGACGGGAAGTATCACCCATGCCATTTCGCCACTGGCTGGCTTCCTGCCGTGTCAGTACCGCTTCGCCCTGGTGCAGCCGTGCAATGAAATTATCCCTTGGCACAAAGTCAAGCCCGGTTGCGAAGCTTCCGTCCTCTTCAGGAAGAACACCTGGGCTTACATAGTGGGCATAAGCTGTAACATCAGTAGTCAATGCCATTAGGTCAAGTTGTGTTTGCAAGTTGCTTGCCACTTGCGGTTCAAACCAGGCATCTTCAACGCCAACCTCATAATCACCACTTGCCAATGCTTCTGCCACTTCTGCCTGGAAGGCAAGCAAAGTATCACCGTCAATGCCAACATTCTTCAATGCTGCAATTTCATCTGCGGCATCATACCCAAGGTCTTTTGTTGCAATATAATCCAAAGCAGCTTCTTTCTGTGCATCAGTCCAATGCGCATAACGCCCAGCCAACCTTTGCGGCGCTGTCATATGATCTGCCAATTTATCTTCAGACAGATATTTTGCACCGCCTTCATTGATTGTTGCAAACATCCAGCCGAAGCCCATGGCTTCCAACAACGCCCGTCCGGCTTCGTCAATAGTGGCTATGGCCGCCGTGATAATGGAAGGCAGGTTTGAAATAATCCCAACCACCAGTGCCTTGCCGATTTCAACAATGAGCGGTGTTAATGCGGCCACCAATTCGGGTGCATGGCTTGCCAATGCGCTGAATAGCTTAATAAGCCCTTGCACAAATGCCGGGGCTTTCTCTGCCAGTTTGTCGATAATGCCGACAAAACCGCCAACAAGGTTATCCATTGCGGCATCGAGATCAATGCCGCCATCAGGGTCAATAATCCATTTGATGATGTCCACAAAGCCACCAACCGATTGTGTGATGGACGGCAAAAAGTCTTTTGTGAACCCATCTTTAATTTTCGGGTACTGAACAAGCAGATAGTCAAACAACCCTTGTATGCTGGGCATAACACTTTCGCCAATCACCCTGCCGAATGTGCCATAGGCTTTTTTTGTGTCATCCATTGTATCACCCAGGAGAACGGCAGCATCAACGGCTTCGTCTGACATAATCAAGCCCAGTTCATGTGACCGTTCCTTCAGCCCTACAATTTCTTCAGCAGTGCCATTGATTACGGGCATCAAGTCCTGGCCGCTTCTGCCAAACAAGACATTTGCAATTCTTGCTTTCTCTGTGCCATCCTCCATTGATGTCAAGGCAAGAATGGTTTCTAAAAACACTTCATCAATGCTGCGCAGACTGCCATCGGCATTACGGACGGACACACCCAACTGCTTGAACATTTTTGCCGATTCAGAATTAGGATCAGCAGAAGCATCCATCTGCGTAATCAGGGTTTTCATACCGATTTCCATGTTCCCGATTTCAGCACCGCACTGGCCAAGAATGTACGCCCATTCCTGGTACGATTGTCTGGACAACCCCATGCGCTGTGAAGCTTTGTCGATCTCGTCACCCGACTGCACTGTGCTGTTTACGATGTCTTTAATGCCTTTTACGGCCGCTGCCGCCGCACCTGCAACCGCAGCAGTAATCGCAACCCCCCATGTGGCCGCTTTCTTCATTCCGTCAGTGAATTTGCCGTGCATGTCATTGACTTTTCCTGAAGTATCGTCAATTTTTGTGTTTGCATCACTGTTATTTACCGTGATCGTGCCAAGCAATTCAAACAGTTTTGTTGCCAGTGTAATCATCCCCTTTCACTTGGCTTTACAAATATTTCCCATTTTGTACATTGCCACAAATGGAAAAGCACCCTATACTGGGTGCAAAAAGGAGGATGTGACAATGAAAATCCGTTTACTTTCTTTGGTGCTTGCGGTTTTGTTGGTTTTCCCTGGTGCTGCTTTTGCTGAAAACACAGACGAATGGACAAACATTTTTGCCGATTATTCCATTGATACGCTTTATGCCTTGCGTGTTATCCTTGATACAGAAATTGCATCAAGGGAAAACAAGGATAAAGAAGTTACTGTCCCGGTTGGTCAGTATATAGTCGGCATTGACATTCCAGAAGGCATCTACACAATAACAAGTACAGCAACTGATTATGGTATTTCTGCCGTTCATGTGTTCAATCAAAAAAGGGACATAGTTCTGTGGGAAACAATTTCCGAAGGCGAACAAATAGGCAAGATTGAATTGCTGTACGGCTATCAAATTGAAATTTCTTCTGTGCCAGTGATATTTACTACATACAAGGGTTTGGGGTTTTAACGAAAAAGGGACGGTGTGAACCGTCCCTTTCTTTTATCGTACATTTCCCCTCTGTGTATGCTGCCATCTGTCTGATAATCCTGCATCAATGGCCGGGGTCAATTCACCCACCAATGCCCCACTGTCCAGCCGTACAGCACTGGGCATGTGCTGTTCCAGGAAGCGGATCAGTGCCGCCCCTTGTTCCTTCACAGCCTGTTCAATGCCGCCGTTTTGTGATGCAACAGCATCCCGGATGTAATCTTGCAATACAGCAATCGGTGCAATGGCTTCCGCTCCGGCTTCACCGCCGCCCATCAGCGTATTCCCCACAGCACCAAAGATTGTAGGCTTTGTCAGCACAGCCCCTTCAGCATTCCACTTGATGTCAAAGGAAGGCAGTGAACCTTTGCCGCCAATACCAAACGGTGCTTTGCCGCCGTTGACCGAAATCTTCGGTATTTTCAGCTTCGGCAGTGACCAGGAGAAATTGAAAAGCCCTTTGATTTTGCCGATGGCCTTGCTGACTGCATCTCTGGCCGAATTTAGCTTGTCTGTGATGGTCTTTTGTATCTTGCCGAACACATCCTGCACCGTTTTCAAAGCACTCTTAAAATCGCTGAATTTGCCCTTTATGTACGACATGGCAGAAGCGCCAACAGACTTGATTTTGTCCCACATTTTAATCCAGAAATTACGGAAGCCCTCATTGTTTTTCCAAAGCGTTACAAAAGCCGCCACAAGGCCGATTACAAGCGAAACAATCAAGCCGATAATGTTAGCCCTCATAGCTGCATTGAGCAACAGAACAGCCGTCCGAACGCCTGTAATAGCCGTTTTCGCCGCACTCATAATGCTGCCCCATTTCAGGATCAGCACAAAGGATGCCACTGCTGCCGTTGTGCCGACAATAGCCGCTTTCCAAATGTCAACGGTTTTCTTGTTGTCCTGCAACCACTTCTTTGCATCCTTTATCTTCTGGATAAAAGATTCCAGCTTTGGCACAGCCGCCGCCACCATATCAGCCACCGTGTTTTTGATAGCCGTCAGGATGGGTTCACCAACACGCCCCAGTTCTGCAAAAGCATCTGTCAAGCGTTCCTGTGCTTTCCTGGCTTCCAGTACATCCGCATTTGTTTTCTGATACTGTTCAGATGCTTTGGCATATGTACCATTCAGAGTATTCATAATCAGGTCTTGCCGTTGCTGTTCAGTGGTGCAAGCATCCAGTTTCTTTTGAAATTCTTCTTCACTGATGCCAGCCCAGTTCAATGCATCTGTCAAGCCGCCTGTGAGAATGCCTGTTTTCGCTGTTTCGTTGGCAGCTTCCGTCAGCCCTTCAATGGGCAAGGATGCACCAAACGTGGCATATACACCTGTGCAAATATCCGTCCAGGTTTGCAAATCCTTTTCGTTGTCCGTCAGCTTTGCAAGATGCTGGGACGCTTCCACAGCCTGTTCACTGTCACCCAGTACGGCATTCAGTTCTGAATATGTTTGCTTTGCCGTTTCAGATGAATGCCCGTTTGTTACAAAAGCCGTGTCCAGCTTCGCCATTTCAGCCCTGTATTCACGGCTGCTTTCAATGGCGGCAATCCATGCACCACCAAGGGCAACACCAGCGGTCAGAACCGCCTTGCCGATACCAAGCGCAACAGAACCTATTTTCCCAAATGCATCTTGTACCTTTGTGCTTGCATCGTCTGCATTCCGGCTTGTTTCATCCAGCGCACGGTTTGCTTCCGTATTGTCAACCGCTATTGTCCCCAGCAGTTTGAATAGTTCCATCTTCCTGCGCACCTCCACCCACGGAAAACCCTTCAAGCATCTGGAAGGATGTGTTGAAGGTTTCCTGCAAGTCAAATTGTGTCGGTGCTGCGGTATGTGTGTTTACTCTTGCTCTTTCCTTAAATTCTGCATAGCTTGTTTTGTCGAACACCTTATGAAGCCAGGCATCCCACAGGATTTTTTCTTCCTGTTCTTCGTTGTACTTTTCCACAAAACTGTCCACAAATTCCCCAAAGCGCC